AAGGTGAAGATAACAAAGCTAAATCACCAGTAGCAGGTAAAAATGATATGGGTGGAACAGCAGGCAACATCGTAGCAGGCGGAGAAGACTCAACAAGCGGTTCAGCGATGTCAGCAAAAGAAGATAATGCTGGTAACGTAAACGTACCGGGCGGTAAAGCATCAAAGTCAATGTCAAACGCTAAAGGCCACGGCGCTGAGAAAAAAGGCGCAGGCGAAACAGGTGCTGATACAGGTTCTGTAATCGGTAGCTAATTGAGGACGTTAGATGTTAAACTTAACTGAAACACTATCATTCGACCAAGCACAGATGGTCGTGGAGACTACTGAAAATGATACAGGTGGTAAGGACCTGTATCTCAAAGGTATCTGCATTCAAGGTGGTGTGAGGAACGCAAACCAACGTGTATATCCTGTAACTGAGATCAGTAGGGCTGTCAATACGCTCAACGATCAGATCAAAGGTGGGTATAGTGTATTAGGTGAAGTTGATCATCCTGAAGGACTCAATATTAACCTTGACCGTGTTTCACACATGATCACAGAAATGTGGATGGACGGACCTAATGGTTATGGAAAATTGAAAGTTATTCCAACCCCAATGGGACAGCTAGTTAAAACAATGCTTGAAAGCGGAGTTAAACTAGGTGTTTCATCTAGGGGTTCGGGTAACGTCAAAGAAGATGGAAGCGGCGAAGTCAGCGAGTTTGAAATTATTACTGTTGATGCCGTCGCACAACCAAGTGCTCCGGGAGCTTATCCAACTCCTATTTACGAACACTTAATGAATACTCGTGGTGGGTATAAGGCATTCAACATGGCTCGCGAATTAAAAGACGACAACAAGGCACAAAAATATCTAAAGGAATCGTTGGTTAACATTATCAACGGTCTTAACTAGGAGAAAAAAATGTTAGATGCACTGAAAGCACTCTTTGAAAATAATGCTATTTCAGAAGACATCAGACAGGAAATCGAAGAAGCATGGGATGCCAAAGTTCGTGAGAATAAAATGGCAGTCACTGCGGAACTTCGCGAAGAGTTTGCTCAGAAGTACGAGCATGACAAGCAGACAATGGTAGAAGCTATTGACACAATGCTTGAAGAAAGACTTGCCGCTGAGATTAATGAATTTGCTGATGACCGCAACAAACTAGCAGAAGCAAGAGCAAAGTATGCTGTAGCTATGCGTGAAAACACAGACCTGCTAAAGACTTTTGTTGTAGATCAGCTTACATCAGAAATTGGTGAGCTTCACGAAGATCAAAAAGCAATGGCTTCAAAGTTTGCTAAACTTGAAGAGTTCATTGTAGATTCACTGTCAAATGAAATCGCAGAATTTTACGAAGACAAAAAAGACTTAGCTGACACAAAGGTACGTTTAGTACGTGAAGCTAAAGAACATCTAGCTAAAGTTAAACAACAGTTTATCTCCAGCGCAACTAAAATTGTTGCAGAATCAGTTGAAAAAGGTCTTACAAAAGAAATTAATCAACTGAAGGAAGACATTGACTCAGCTCGTCAAAACGACTTCGGTCGTAAGTTATTCGAAGCATTTGCTAACGAATATCAAAACAGCTACCTCAATGAAAAATCTGAAACAGCAAAACTACTACAAGTTGTTGAGTTGAAAGATAAGCAATTAGCTGAAGCTAAAGCAGAAGCTACAGAGAAGTCAAAGTTAGTGGAAAGCAGAGATGCTGAAATTAAAATGGCTAAAGATTCTGCTAGAAGAAAAGAAGTTATGAATGAGCTACTTACGCCTCTTAACAAGAAGCAAAAAGAGATCATGACCGACTTGCTGGAATCTGTACAGACAGACAAGCTACAAAAGCAGTTTGACAAGTACATGCCTAGCGTTATTGCAGGAGACACACCAGCGAAGGAGACCAAGGCAATCATTACCGAAGGCACACAAATTACAGGCAATAAACAAGAAAATGACATGAACGTAAGCACCGATGCTACAAACGTTGTAGACATCCGTAGACTTGCGGGTTTAAACTAAGGAGAAAATGATGTCAGAACTATTAGAAAGTCGCTGGCAGGATACCAAAAGCGCACTACTTGAAGGCCTAGATGGCAACAAGAAAGCGACAATGGGTGTTACTCTTGAAAACACAAAGAAGTACTTGGCAGAGGCTGCAACCGCTGGCGCTACTTCAGCAGGTAATGTTGCTACACTTAATAGAGTTATCCTTCCGGTAATCAGACGTGTGATGCCTACGGTCATCGCAAACGAACTAGTTGGCGTTCAGCCAATGACTGGTCCAGTAGGCCAGATCCATACACTAAGAGTACGCTATGCTGACTCACAAGACGATGTGACAGCTGGTGAAGAAGCACTATCACCATTTAACATTGGTGTTGGTTACTCAGGTGGTGGTTCAACCGACAAGGCGTCTTCAACAAGCGCACTTGAAGGAGCCGCTGGTAACAAAATGAGCATCCAGATTCTAAAGCAAACAGTTGAAGCTAAAACACGTAAGCTATCAGCTCGTTGGACTTTTGAATCAGCACAGGACGCTCAAGCTCAGCAAGGTATTGACGTAGAAGCAGAAATTATGGCTGCTCTTGCTCAAGAAATTACCGCTGAAATCGACCAGGAGATCCTAGCATCTCTACGCACACTAGCAGGTACAGCCGCTGAGTCATTCGACCAGTCAGCAGTATCAGGTACAGCTACATTCGTTGGTGACGAACATGCCGCACTAGCAGTTCTAATCAACAAAGTTGCTAACAACATTGCAGCTAGAACACGTCGTGGCGCAGGTAACTACGCAGTAGTTTCACCATTCGCATTGACAATCCTACAGTCTGCTACAACTTCAGCGTTCGCAAGAACAACTGAAGGTACTTTCGAAGCACCTACTAACACAAAAATGGTTGGTACACTAAACGGCGCAATGAAAGTATACGTAGACGCATACGCAGGTGACTCAACAGACGTACTAGTTGGTTACAAAGGTTCAAGCGAATCAGATGCAGCGGCATTCTACTGCCCATACATCCCGCTAATGAGCTCAGGTGTCGTACTAGACCCAGCTTCATTCGAGCCAGTAGTTAGCTTCATGACACGTTACGGATATGTAGAGCTATCAAACGTAGCTTCTTCACTAGGTAACGCGGCTGACTACCTAGGTAAGGTAAGCGTATCAAACGTAAGCTTCAAATAAGTTTTACAGCAAAACTAGAAATAGGGCCTACGGGCCCTATTTTTTTATCTACACGCTCGATGATAAATACTATTGTAGAGCGTACCTCTATGAGGACTTATGCGGACCAACCGCGTATTACCTAGAACGTAACCAAAAGGAGAAAACAATGGGACGTCCAGTAAACAAAAGAAAGTTTGGTTTACTTGCTGATGGTACAAACATCACAATTAACGTAAAAGTAGGATCAAACTCAGCAACTGATCAAGGCATGATTATTTCACAAAGATCAGCAAACAAATTCAAAGTAGATGATTCAAAACTAGGCACAGGTAACGAAGGTATTTGTACACTAGTTGCTAAAGCACAAGGTTCACTAGCCGCAGATGAAATGTCAATTTCAGGTCAAGTAGTTGGCGGTGGCGGTGTATGGGTCACAAAACTTTACAACAGAACATGTAGAGACTCAAACAACAACCGTTACACATACGAGATTGTTGACGATTCATCTGTAAGTTATCTATCACTTACAGCTATCTAAATAGTGTAGGGGTGAAAGCCCCTACCCTTTAGGAACTAAGTATGGCAAAGATTTTAAATGTAAACGACGGTGATTATACAATTAGAGTAGCAAGCGGTAATACTATTACGCTTGATACAGGTGCTGAACTAGGTAAAGTTGTCTTTACAGGCGACATGGAAGTTCAGGGTACACAGACTACTGTCAACTCAGAACAGCTAAACATTACTGACAACATTATTACTGTTAACAGTGGTGAAACAGGTGCCGGCATTACACTAAACACAGCAGGACTTCAAGTAGATAGAGGTACTGAAGATGACGCATTTTTTATCTTTGACGAAACTGTAACACACAATGATCCTGTGTCACAAACAAACAAACTAGGAACATTTGTTTTTAAGAATGACAACAACGAAATACTAGGTGTTAAGACTAATTCTATTACAACTGGCGGAGGAGATTTATATCTTATCAACCAAGGTACAGGTGTAATAAGTGTAAGTGGTACATCTAATTACGAACAACAAGTTACAGACGACGATACTATTCCTAATAAAAAATATGTTGATGATGCTATTACTACTGGTATTCAAACAATTACAATTAGAAAAATTCAAAGAGGGGATTCTGTAATTGAAATGTTTGATCAAAGTTTAGATCTTGGTGGTCCTAGTGCTTTCCAAGTTACTATTGACAGCCAAGAAGTTGCATTATTTAGAAAAGACAGCACAGAGATTGAAGATCTTGTTATTGAAGATAACACAATTAGCACAACTTCAAGTGCTGGCGATTTAACACTTAGCAGTAATACAACTGCATTTGTAAAAATTGATAGTGGTCTAAAACTTCCTGTAATTGATGATAGCACAAACTACGCTTTTAGTCCAAGTGATGTGCTTGTATATGCCAAAGATCCTGATAGAGGTGACACAGGAATTTGGTACAAAAACAAGTATGACACTGAGGATGAATTGATAAGTACTAATAGATCACTATTATATAGTATGTTATTTTAAAAGGATAAGAGATGGCTCTAGTAAACAAAAAGATAGCACTAACAGATACAACAGTATTAACTGTGCCTACTGGTAAAAGATATGCTATCACTACCTTAATGGTTTGTAACACACAACCCGAAGACACTGGCGGGTCAAATGATTCTACATTTGATCTTCATTTTGTTCCAAGCGGACAAACAAAAGGCACAGACGATCCGAACGCTAACATGATTTTAAATGATTTAAAAGTAGCAGGCGCAGATACATTTTCGTTTGATACTGAAAAAATGGTGTTAGATGAAGGTGATAAGATTATCGCATCAGGACAGTCTCCAGCTAATCTAGTTATGACTGTAAGTTATTTGGAAGTGTAAATGAGATTTGTAAAAGCACAAACAACATCAAGAGGTATTAATGCTGATACGAAAGGTATTAACGTTGACTCTCTTGGGTTGATTGATTTAAACACAGACAAAGCTGTTATTGTTCCAAAAGGTGATCAGAACGCAAGGCCTTTCACACCAGAAGAAGGAATGCTAAGATATAATACTGATGAAACTAACTTTGAAGTTTATCAAAATAGCGAATGGAAACCTATCCGTTTTAAAGAACCTATTACAATTACTCAGCAAAACTTAGGTAATGGTGATGGAACTGAAACAACATTTGGACCTCTAGATTCTGGAGATAGTTTCTATCCTGTGCCTATTTCAGAAAACAACATTCTAGTAACGATTGAAAACGTTTTCCAACTAGCAACAACTAACTATACACTAGTTCAAAACCCAACCACAGGACCAAACGCCCCTTATGCTACAGGTTGGTATCTAGTATTTGGTACGCCTGTGCCTTCAGGAAAACCAGTACAAGTCCTACATAACTTCGACAAGTAAAATAAATACTGTAGTAACTTAGGGGAAATAAATGTCAACACAAGTCGCCCGTATTGGTGGTCAGTTATTACAAGACAACTTACTTAGAGAGTTAGATGATCTCAAGTTCGACAACGACTTGCTTGTTGTTAAAAGAGATAATACTTTAGGTATTAACACAACTACAACTCCTAGGAACTTAACTGTTAACGGAACATTAAAAGCACGTTCTGGCGATAGTACAGATGACATCATTTTTAGAAATAGTTTTAAGGTAGGTGACTTTACACTTGCTACAAGTGGTATTAGCACAGGTACTGGTGATGTAACACTGCGGTCAACTCATCCTGAAGGGTATATTACTACAAACGGTATAGGTAGTTATAATTTTGCTGTACGAGATGATGGACTTGTAGCATTAGGCACAAATGACAGTGTTGGACTACGCTCAGAAGTATATGACGGCCAAACTGAAGTTTGGAACTCTAATGGAAATTATGGAAATTATTGGTATCCAGGACCAATAGATAGCGCAGATGCCGAACCTAACGATGCTAGTAGATTATACGATAGAGCAAATGCCATTAGGTTTAGAGGAGCTCCGTTTACCCAAGAAGAATTAGACGTATTTGACTGGGACGAAGACGGCGACATTCAAGCAGACGATGTTCTCAAAACTGGTACACTTAACACTTCTTTTGGTGGCGGCCAAGCATTTCCTGCTAGTCGTACACTAGGAGATCATCCTAATCCAGATAAACTAAAAGAATATATTGAGCGTGAATTTCCAAGAAGTGCTCCTCGCAAACTCCAGTTTCAAACAGGTGACACATTAACTGTCACAGGTAATGTACATGCTACAGGTGATATTACATACGGTGGTACAAGCCTAACAATTGGTGACGATTCAACAGATACAGCAACATTTTTTGCTGATTTCCACAACAATATATTACCTGATCAAGACAATGTATTTCATATTGGTAGTAATGACGATAGTACAGGCCCACAAAAAGGTTTTAGGCTAACTGTTGCAGAACTTATTTCTGACACTGTTGATGCTAATGGTATTATCTATCAAGGAATTGAATTAACAAAAGACAACGGAATTATTTACGTATCGAACGGCAATGGTTCAGATACAAACGCAGGGTACAGTCCAGGCGGACCGTATGCTACACTAACTAAAGCATTAAGTGTAGCAACATCAGGAGATATGATTTACATGTATCCTGGCTCTTACCAAGAAGACTTTCCAATGACTGTGCCAAAAGGTGTTACAGTCATGGGAGATAGCATCCGTGGTGTAGAAATTCTGCCTACAAGTAGCACACAAAGTAATGACTGCTTTTTACTAAACAGTGATTGTACTATTGAAAATTTAACTGTTAGAGATTTCTTTTATGATAGTGTAAATGACACAGGTTATGCTTTCCGTTTTGCTGACGGTATGGCAACACTTATTGGTGACGATAGTAACCCAGGCAGATCACCATACATCAGAAATGTAACAGTGCTTACAAAAGGTAGCACAATATCAGCAAGTGATCCTAGAGGATTTGACGCAGGAGATGCGGGCAAAGGCGCACTAGTAGATGGTAGTGTAGTTGCCCAAAATAGTAGATCAGCAAGTATGCTTTTCCATAGTGTAACATTTATTACACCAGGAGTAGATGCGCTTACAATTACAAATGGTGTGCGTGTTGAATGGCTGAATAGTTTTAGCTATTTTGCTAATAGTCATGTGAAAGTTACACAAGGTACTACAGGAAGATTACTAGCAGATAGCTCTATTGAATATGGCGGCGAAGTTAGATGTATTGCTAGTGCCGCTGTATACGGAAATCAAGGTATCCTAGCAGACGGTGCTGATTGTTTAGTTTATGCTATTAATCATAACTTTGCTTATGTAGGCTCTGGTAAAGATGTAACAAATGACAACACACTCACTGTACAAGAAAATGAAGTAGTAGAATCTAACAACGGTAAAATTTACTTTACATCACAGGATCAACGTGGTAATTTTAGAGTAGGCGATAAATTTGTTGTAGATTTAGAAAATGAACGCACAAGTTTTGATGTTGAAAGCATTTTTGCTGATAACACAAGAGTTGACATTAGACAAAGAAATGATGTTGTCAGTTTAGAACCAGGAAAAATTACACTTAGCAACATTGCTATTCAAGGTAATAATATTGAAACAACTGTTAGTAACATTGATTTTAATTCTGTAGACGATATTGTATTCCAGGGAGACGTTTCTGCTCCTAGTATTACAACTACAGGTAACTTTACTATAGACGGAAGCATTACAACACTAGGCGACGATATTACAACTGACACAGTTGACTTTAACACTCCAATCAGTCAAGCCTTTATACCAGGAGGATCAGGAGATGTTAAACTTGGACAAAGCACAGATATTTGGGCAAACTTATACGGAACGACTGCTAATATTAACACTGTTGATATTGCATCTCAAAGCATTGGAACTAATGTTACAAATGCTGATTT